GCAATTATCGGGGCTGTGTTGAATATGACATTGGCAATCGCCTGCATTTGGTCAGCTTTGAATTGCTTTATCCGGGCTTCCTTTTCCGCTGCCCTGCGCTTTTCCTCTATCTCGGTAATCTTTTGCTGATTGCCGTCTGCCAGCCTTATTTCTTCATCGAATTGCCGCTGCTTTCGGGCAAGGTCATTGGCAGCGTACTGAGATTGCAGGTTGAAGATTGAGTTTACAGTCATTTGGGCCAAATCAATAGCCATGCGCTCTGCTTCTTCCCGGGCTTTTTGCTTTTCTTCCTGCAACTTCTTTTCAGCTGCAAGTTCAGCATCTGCGGCCTCTTTTGCGGCCTTTATGCGAGCATCATTAGAAGCCTTGCGTTTTTCCTCCTCGTCATTCCGGTTTTTGTCCATTACTTCTTTCATTTGCAGTTGAAAATTGTTTTCCTCTGCAATCAAGTCATCATTTGCCTTTTGCCGATTCAGTTTGGTAATCTCTATTTCTGTTTTATCGATTGCCACCCCTTTAGCCGCATACTCCCTTTGCAGGGATTCTAGACTTTTTAGGTAGTTTACTTCTGCACCCAGTTTGGCCTGCGGTTCGGGAACATTGCCCTCTACTGATTTCAGTAAGACTTCATATTGCTTTTGAATCTCAATCAGTTTGACTTTGGCTTCATATTCTTGCTTTAGTCTTTTTAAATTTTCCGCACTATTGGTTAGCGATTGTTCTTCTGATTTTTTCCTTTCTTCAGACCTTTTCTTTTCTACATCCATCGCCGCCTGATTCATTGCTTCCAAATCAGTCTGAATCTTTTTAGATTCCGATAAAGCGACTTTGGCAGCTTCCATTTCCCTCTTTTGTCGAATTGCAAAGCCGCCGCCTTTTTCATCTTGAGTTCTTGACATAGCAATTGCATAGGCCGCTTCCGTTTTATCCGCTTCCTTTTGCAATTCAATAGTTTCTTTTTTGACTATTTCCAGCCTCTTGCTTGAATTTATCTGCGCATTTTTAATGGCTGTATCTGAGGCCGATTCAAGTTGCTTGACATAAATATTGTAGCTAGTACCTTGTCGCTCCTGCAATTTAGATTCTTCGCTTTGAAAAAGATTTTTAAGTTCGACCAAAAAGGCGGCGGTAACCTGAATTGACTTTTTGTAAATCGGCGCAAGATTGTTACCTATTGCATTTAGAAATAAATCCCAAGCATCCCCAAGATTGCTAATTGACCCCTCTAATGTATCAGACTGAGCCTTCATTGCGCCAGTTACCCCGGTAACATCTCCAAGGGAGACAATGTAATCTCTTATCGCCGTGTTGGTGTTTTTAACGGTGGTTTCAACGCCTTTAAAAGTGAATTTAACTTCATCCCCCTGCTTTTGCGCCCGGATTCCAAATTCCTTTAATCGCTCAAATTCACCAACCTGAGCATCAATAATGGCCTCTGCTAATTGGTCAAAGTTTTTCCCGGTAGAAGATGCGAGGTCTCCCAACTTAACAATCTGAGCATTAGTCGGCTGAAATCCCTGATTGGCAAGTTTTACGAATGACCTCGTTAATTCTTCAACGGAAAATGGCGTCTTTGATGCCAATTCTTGAATTCTTACCAACGCCCCTTGTGCAGCACTATCAGAGCCAAGCGTGTTTTTTAGGACAGCACTTAAAGTTTGAAACTTTCCGGTTACTTCTAATGCAGCCTTTCCAAAGTTTATGATTGCAGTTGCGGAAAAAGCCCCGGCAATCAACGGACCAAGTTTCCCAACCACTCCAGACATCTGGTTCATGCCAGAATTTGCGCTGCTCAATCCCTGACTAACCTTTTCAGCCCCGGACTTACCTTCGTTGCCCATCTTTTGGAATTGAGCCGTCAGCCTTTTGGCCTCAGCAAGTGCAGCCTGCTCATCTTTTGTCAGCCCGGATAACTTGCCTTCCAGTTGTGCCAGCCCGGAGACATCACCGAGCTTATAGTTTACGACAATGTCGTTTGTGCTTATCGTTGCCATAGTGCGCCAAAGATACAGAAAAGTGCGGACCTGCGGCCCGCTATCTCTCGCTGCGGGCAGGCGACCTGCGGCCCGCTACCTTCCGGCCTTGTGCATCCGGATCAGTTCCTCCTTCACTACATTGTGCTTCCAGATTGGCATTACTTCCAATTCCTGATAATCTCGAATAGAGCCTTTTGTGATTCTAACAAGTTCTGCAATTCTGGACTTGTTTCTCCGGGTGTATTCAGCATAGTAGCTATTTCCAGATGGTGGATTGCCTTTATTGCTTCGGCTCGCATAAGAGTTGCCAAATTCTGCTCCCAGTCTTGCAAAGAGGGCAGAAAGTTTAGAATTGGCAGCTTCAAAAAAAAATCAGGAATATCGTGGCTTTCGGCCCAGTGCTTTGCCTTTGCAACGCCGTACTGATAGTTGTAGGTAGTAATATCCTCGGTTTCATCAAAGTACAATACGGTTGCCAACTTCATTCTGAGGGTCAGGTTGGTGGCCAACCCAAACCTTTCTTTCAGGTGGCTATTGAGCACCGCCAATTTGGTCAGCAGGGCTTCTTTGGTCTTGATTTTACTATCCATCAGGACCGCATCCACCGCCGCCATGTGCTTCTGCAGGATTGCCGGACTGATACCCCATTCTAACTCCTCGTAAATATCCAGTGCTGCATTGGCTCTGGTGTAAGGAATGTAAGGCTCAGAAATGAAGCGGTAATAGTTCCGGCCACCCGAGGTAAAAGCATACTCGATTTTATCCCGCCATTCCGCTGGTGCAGTTCCGGCATAGGCCTTATTCGCCTCGGTAGAAGTATCGGGCAAAGGCTTCGTTTCCGGCATAGACCCAGCCAAAGCCGAAGGCGACCTGCCAAAGATGTTGAATAATGTTTGCATCACTTGGAGTTAGAATGAAGACAATGTAAAGCCACGGAGCCATGCAAAAAGGACAGCGGCCTAATGGTTTATTCAACCGGTATGGCAGCCGGTCAATCAGATTGCCGTACCAATGCAGGTAAGGCACCTCATCCAGACAATAGGCAAAGAACCAGCAAAAAAAAGCGGTCGATATTGCACTGACAATCATCGCCTGCCGCCTCTTGGTCCTTTCGGCTTTTTGGTGCCGCAGTTACATTTATACTTCATATCCGCAAAGGTAAGAAAAAAACCACTTGAAATTTCCAAGTGGCTTTCAGTCCAATTTATCAAATCATTCACAAAAAGGCATTTAGCTCTCCGGTTGTCGAATCAAATTCGCCGACCTCAAAGCTGATGGTATCATAAGTCTTTCCGCCCTGCTCAAATGTTACCAGTTGGCCGGAAGGACTAAAGTATTGCAGTTGGTAAAGGCCGCCGTATGGATTAAAAAATCCGGCATCGTAGTCTTGGGTAAGGATGACAACCTGACCTGAAACTGGGGCTTCGGTTAGCGTTATCTTTTGGCCCTTACCGTTGGTTATCTGAATGGTGATTTCTTCCTCTGCATAGGCAGGCGGTACATGGATGAATAATCCCTCCATGCAATCCGGCAGCAGGGTACAGACCTTTAGGATAGATTTGCAGCAACTCATGGGGCAAAGTTACTACTTTTCGCAATTTTGTCGCCAAATTCTTGCAGCCCATATTCAGCAACAATCTGGTAAAAGTTGGTAGTCAGGTAATACCGCAAGGCATCCAGACAGTGGCCGATTTGCGGGTTTTCCTTTTTCCACGCATCCAGACTTCCATCATTGTTTATCCGGGCCGCTTTCAGGTCAGCAATCAATTCAGGCATAAAAGTACCGGCAAATAAGCCCTCGTTGTGGTCGTGTAGGGAGAGTAGAACCTTGCCGTGTTTGAAAACCAGATTGGTATGAAGACGACTTGATATGTATCGTGGGTTGGCATTGGGTATGTGCATCTGGTAGGTTGGGTCCAAATGCAGGTAATTGGCAATCAGTTGGTAATTGGACTTGTTATCACTTGTCGCCTCATTCGCATTTTTTCCGCTTCGGTCGCCGTTGATGTGGTATTCAAAGCCCGGATATTCGGCAAGGATGGTTTGGCACATCGCTTCCAAATCGTGCATCCGGTAAACCTTCAGCACATGGACATTGCAATAGTAGCGGTCCTTCGGTGCGTTGATAGTGTGCTGTGCTACAAGGCAGGTGTTACCGCCGTTGGCAGAGTTGAAATCGAAGGACAAATAAAGCGGCATCCCGGGTTTAGCTTTTATGGCACCCCGGAAGACATGAACCGTCTCATCAAATTCTTTGGCAAATAGCTTTTCCTTATCCCAGATACCCCAGTGGCCGAGTGCATAAATCTCGTACATCGTTTCGTTCACTTCCCGCAGGGCTTCCATGCGAGTAATGTAGTTGGCATCCAGAAAGCTCAAGGCATCCCGGTAGGTGCCATGGAGCCGCAGTATTTGGTGCTGCTCTGCTTCCGGTACCTCATCAAAGAACCTTTTCTTTATCCAATGCGTATCGCTTACCGGGTTAAAGGTCAGGAAAAACCGCTTTTGGTGATTGGACTTGCCCCGCAATCGAAGGGTTATCTGGGTAAAGTCATCAAGAAACAATTCGGTCGCCTCTTCAATCCAGATGTATTTCGCCTGTGAGAGTGATTTCAACTTTTCAGGGTCATCGCAGCCGAGGAAAACTATCTTGTTGGTCCCCGAATGTATTTCCATGTAACCGGGCTTGACCTGCAGAAAGTGGTTTATGCCCCACTCATTTATCTTGTTTTTGAAATCGGCAAAGACTGAATTCCGCAGCGTTGCGGCAACCTTGCGGATGACAAAGAAAGTCTGATATTGGTTTTCGGAGTGATTGCAGATTTCAGCCAAAAAAAGCTGAATCATGGACTGGCTTTTACCAGAACCTGAGCCGCCCCAAAGGATATTGAAGGTGTTGGGATTGATTACTGCGGGCAGGTACTTGTGCTGCCAGAGTGCCGGGTCTGAGAGGTCAAGAGTCTGCAATCGGTTTGGGTTTGATTACCGTTACCATGCTGCCGGAAAGGTCCACATCTTGCTTAGGCTTGCCATACGCCCGGTCAAGAAGTAGTTCGGCAGCTTTTACATCCCCCCTTAGTGCCTTAGCTTCTATTGCTTTTAGGATTGCTTCTGCACTGGTTTTGCCGCTTCTGGTATCACCTAAGACGGTTGCCAGTAACTCTTTAAGGTCGGGCAATTTTGGACGGCCCGCAGGGTTTCCTGACTGACCTTTTTTCCATTTGTGCGGTAAAACATTTTCTGGTTTCGGCATCGGTGATTTATCGCTGAATTTTGGCTACCCTAATTTAGCAATTTTGGACAGCCTAATTTACTTCTTTTTTGCTGCCTTCTTTGCCTTTTTAGCGACCGATAGAGAGATTGCGATTGCCTGCTTTCTTGGCCGGCCTCGCTTCATTTCAGTCTTGATATTAGAACCTATCGTTTTCGGGCTGTAACCTTTTTTCAATGGCATGGCAAACTATTTTAAGTTTCTTCGATGCAAAGTTACAAAAAAAAGCCAATCTCTTTCAAGACTGGCTTTCCAACTATGCAGCCGCACGAACCTGCGCAGGGGCAAAGTTTACATTTATGGTTTTGCCGGTTATGGCTTTGAAGTCTCCCTCAGTCTCTTTCTCGCTGTCAATTCCAGTCGGCCCCTTGTTGTTTTGCCGTTCCTATCGGAGTTCAGAACGGCCACACGGCGAAGTGTGTTTATGGAGCAAGAGTAAAACTAATGCAGTGGTCTATATGGATGCAATCCTGTTAATGCCAATGCAATACCATTTTACCCTTTTGTGGAGCCGGAGGGATTCGAACCCTCGTGCAGACAAGTGAATTACTTTGGTGCAATCGTCTTCGCTGCAAAGTTACAAAAAAAGCCCCGATTAAGAGGCTTTGAGTTTTTTCAGAAATTCGGCAACCAGTTTTTTGATTTCAGGTGCCTGTGATTGAGGCACCCGAAAAGCGACCGTAGTAGTCGCCTCGCCGTATTGCGGTTTTCGGCCGGCGTTGGATTTGGGCATTACCAGAGAGGTTTGAAGTAAAGGGGCCGAAGCCCCGGTTTAAATTATTTCCAGTAATTGAATTTTACCACCGCATCATTAAAGTAAGGGAATTTGGTTTCATTCACTCCCAATGACCTTAGTGCTGCGATTTCCTTGCTGCATTCTTCTCTTTGAATCAGATATGCGGCTTGACTTCTTTTTGTTGATGAATTTTTTGCATCTGACATTGACCCTACTTTTGAAAGAAGGCTAACGATTCTCTGACCTAAATTTTGCGTTCTCATTTTTTTTTGTTGTTAAATCCTGCACCGTTGCAGTGATACAAAGGTAATACATGATTTCTATTTTGCAAACTTTATTCAAAATATTTTGCAAACTTTTTTAATTTCTTGATTTTTATCAAAAAAAAAGCCACCTAAAAGGCGGCTTCTTTTGTAAAACCAAGATTTAACAACATTCATTTCAAATTCAAACCAGTGGTCAAGACAGGAATCGAACCTGTAATCTTTTAGGTGTTTCAAACATAGTGCGCATCTACTAACACCTGACTGCGTCTACCATTCCGCCACCTGACCAGCGGCAAAGATACGCCGAAATTTTCAGTACTCCACTATGCTGTGCTGAATCCCCCGCATCTGGCAGAAGGCCTCCCATTCAGCGGTCATCGGGTGATTGGCATAGATGCTGACCTCGCAATTCCAGTCGGATATTAACCGGATAAGGAAGTGCATCGCCTCAACATTGAACTTAAACTCGTAATCATTCCCAGATTTTGCGCCTTCCTGAATCGTATGAATCCTGCATTCCACTCCGGGCCGGACCGATAGGAATAACTTTGGCTTGCTCATCTTGAACTCAAAGGCAAGAAAGGCCACCTTCGGCGACGATGCGTTTCCAGAATCCGGCAATGTTATCGGGCAGGGTCTTTGTCTCATACGCTAACTTTGCAGCCGCCAGAGCCTCCTGAATCGGCCTGTAATGGCGGTAATTGGCAAAGATAACATTGAAATCGGTTTTGAAGATGGTAAATCCTAAAAAGGCAAGCAGGAACTCCCGCTGTTCCATATACTCAGCATCATCCCAAAAAGCCCTCGGCGGTTGGGCAATGAAGCTGTATATGTAGCACTTTGCTAGTGCCCACTTATTTTCCGGTTGCAGTTCTAAAGTCATGAAAGTTGCGGATTATGTGATATTGATACCCCTGCGATTCAACTATTTCCTGAAATCGCTTTTGCGCCGGAGATTGCCGACCTGTTGCGGTCTTAAACTCCAGAAACACCGGGCCACGAAATTGCAGGTAAATCATATCGCTTACCCCGGCGACAACTCCCATTGCCTTCATGACAGCACCTTCTTTCCTGCTGCCTGAGTTGTTGTTCACCGTGAACAATAGGCCTCTTTCATCCGGGTAATTGTTCCAGTGCCATTGGAAGCACTGTGCTTGTAGTTTAAATTCTTCCATCTGAACCTGCGAATACTTTGAATCTCTTTGCGTTGTGAAATAACCAGCCTTTTTTCCAGCCCATCAGTGAAACAAACTGCAAGGCCTCGTCTTTGCTTTTGCAGTTATGCAGCACCCAAAAAGGACTGATTACTTTGGCCTTTGCCAGTTTTGCTTTCGCCGCAATATCGCTGTTTTGGGCCAATTTCATACCATCGGCTTTAGTAAGTAACTGCAATTCAGCTACCCCCGGCGGGTCTTTTGGCTTTTGCTCAATTATTTGGCCGCAATACTTGCAGACCCGAGTAGAAGGCGGTATAAGTGCCTCGCAATTCGGGCAACTTTTTACCCCGGCAACCCCGGCCTTTTTTCGCATCTGCTTCTTTTTGAGACTCCATTCCCGGTCTTGCTCCCAGTAGCCGTGAGACTGGATATTGTTTCCAAAGTCCAGAATGATAAACCTCTTTTTGGTCTCGGTTACCCGGCTGCCACGGCCCACCATCTGCATGAACAATGGCAGGCTGGCAGTGGCTCGGTATAGAATGACGACCTCAATAGTCGGCTCATCATAGCCGGTTGTCATCAGGTCGCAATTGCATAGGATGCCATCAGGTGAATTTTTGAACCACCGCAAAACGGCGGCCCGCTCTTTCTTGCTCATCTCCCCATCAACATGGCGAGCAGGGTACCCGGCCATCTGGAAGGCATCGCATATTTCCTGACTGCTGGCAATGTTTGAGGCAAAAACAATGGCTTTCTTCCTATCACAAAGGCGGGAATAATTGGAAAGCACACCTGCATACACTTTGCGCTCTGAATACCTTTGAGCCATCTGGCTGGTATCATAGTCGTCGCCTTTCATTGCAATACCGGAAAGGTCAATCTGAGTGCCAAAAGAAACCGGATCTGAAAGGAAGCCGAGTTGAATCAACTCCGATACCTGCACAGGGTTAATCAGGTTTTGGTAGAACTTGGAAAGGCAGGTTTGTTTTCCCCGCCTCAATGGTGTAGCAGTTGCACCTATTACTACGGCATTTGGATTGATCAGGTCCAGAAGGTTGTTGAAGGTTTGTTTATGCGCTTCGTCTATGATAATCAGGTCCATCGCATTCAGCAGGTCGGTATACGCCGGATTTGCCTTGCGCCGGATGAAGGTCTGCGCCATTGCGATATAACAGGCCGCATCAGGCGCAATATAAGCCTTCCCTGCGCTTATAAGACTTGCGGCAATATTGAACCTTGCAAGACTACCATCGGCCTGCCTGAGCAATTCTATGCGGTCCGTGAAGATTATGCACCTCTTTCCTTTCTGCAATGCAGCGGCAACCATGTAACTGAACATTACGGTTTTCCCGGCACCGGTCGGCGAGCAAAGGATAAGCCGCTTTTTCCCCTGCATGATATTGGCCCGGAGCTGGTCGATTGCGGTCTGTTGGTATTCTCGGAGTGTAGTCACTTGGTAGTTACTTTGAATTTGAATTTTCGAAAAAGTGAAAGTGCCTCTGGATATGCGCTAGGGCTATTTGTAGCTACTGTAGTCACTTTAGTTACTTCTTTCTATTAGAGTATATATATTATATATACATGCACACACACACACTCATATATATTGCCTAACAAAAAATTTCATTTCAAGTGGCTAAGTGACTACATTAGAACGGAGCCTCTTGATTATCAGTCTGATACGGGTGTTTTTCGGTGTAGTCATATCTGACTACAAAGTAACTACCGCAGAAGTTTTTTTCTCTCCGGGCCACCTTTTTTGCTCCGAGGGTCTTCATTATAGCCCCCAACTTGTGCGAACTGATGTGCTGCTTGGTCCGGGTCTCGATGTAATCTTTGATTTCGGTATTGGTCATCCATTCGCCGGATGACTCCAGAAAAGTGTCTGGAATGTAAAAGAATTTCAGGAACAATTCCTTCTCCGCTGCCGGCTGCACATTGTTGTAGGTCAGCTGGTCCAGATAGCCAATATCGGCCCGGCTGAGTTGCCATGAATCTGCACCTTTTGTCCGGTATTCATTCAGAGCCTCAATGAAGAGCAGGTCTTTGTCAATTTCGTTGTAGGCCTCCCAGTCAATATCTGAGACTGAGATTGGAAGAATCCGGCGGTTTCCGGTAGGGTCATTGATTACCTCTTCATCGTTTGAAGTGCCGCAAAGCACTGCATACCTATTCAGGTCTTCATGAACCCTGCCGTATGGCTTCCGGATGCTGAATGTCTGCTTACTGGAAAGTTCTTTGAGCTTCTTTGCTTCCTGCTTGCTCTTTCCTCCAAATTCGTCGTCGCAAAGGATTATTTTCTTGCACATGAGAATCTCGTCATCCTTGCCCGCATCCAGTTTGCTTTCGCCGTAATAGGACCGCAGGGATGCAGGTAGCAGGTTCCGGAAGAAGTTTGTTTTTCCAATACCTTGATTTCCGCAAAGGACAAGAATAATAACTGAGTATTCGCCGTGCATGGATGCAACCACCGAGCAGACCCATTTCCTGACCATTAATTCAACGAACTCCTGAGTCTGGCTGCCAGACCTTACACACCTTGCCAGTGCTTCCAGATGCCCTTCTGCATGGCGGCTTTGGTTAGCAGAAAAGAACTCCAAAAAAGGATTGTACTGAATGACAAAGTGCGAGTCAATAATCGCCTGAATAAGCTGCATACTGACCTCTTTTTTCCCGAAGGACTCAAGGCAATCAAGGTAGATGTTGTTTATGTCTTGGTCTGTAATCGGGCTGCCGTCCAGCTCTACATTGCGGGTAACGGAGTTGAATCGTAGGTTATATGACCGCAGAAAAGACTTAATTTGTTTTACTGGAGTGTCTTCGGCAACAGCTTTGAGGTCTTTCACATCCAGCTGCATAGTGTCCGCAACTATCTGATCCAGTTGGTCCACCTCTACCTGATCAATCTCTTTCAGGATGCGCAAGGCTGAATCAGTTGCCGAGTTAATGTCCTTTGGTCCACCGTTGGTGCCGACCCTAAGCTTATGCGCCTTTGCCGTAGCGACAATATGCTTGGTTTCTTTGGTCTGAATATCAACACCGGCATTCTTTGCCAGATACATGAAGGAAGCGAAGGTTACCGAGTTATGGGTACTCTGGCAGAGCTGCTTATATTTCTTTTCGCATTGCTCTGGCTTATACTTACTGCTTATCTGGCTTATCCGGTGAAAGAGATCATATCCGGCTTCCTTATACTTTGAGGCAATGGCAAAGCCGATTTTAATCCAGTCCGCGTATGAATCAGTAAGGTCAATGCGCTTACTTTCAATTTGGGCCATGATGAACTCGATATCGTGTTCCCCATGAGGGTAAACCTTCATGATAGGAGCTGACTTCGATTTAGGCAGGTACGATTTGAAAACCGGAATTGGCTTTGTTGCCAAATATGCCTCGGTGTCAAAGGAAACAAACCGAAGCCGGGAAACATCCTTGCAAGCCGGGTCAATGATAATGTGATACTTATCTGCCAGCCTTTTTTCAAGGGCCAGAAAAGCATCCAAATGCTTATTGGGGTCCACTTTGAAATATGCTGCATAGCCCTCGCCCCCGGTAGAAAGGTGCATTGCCAGCAGGTATTCATCAGTTAGCAAGTTGCGCATATTAACGCCCTCATTGTCCTTTGCATCAATGTCGATGCAGATTATACCTGAATGCTCGACAAGGCCTTCTTTTCCCTGCTTTTTGAATTGGCCCGAAGGAGTTACTGCCGGAAGTTGCCGTTTTTTTTCCTCGGATTTTTCCTCGCGATAGGCCATAACTTCAATGTACCAATGGCCCTCCCGGATGCCCTCGATGTAGGCCGTGAATGTCAGGTCTTCTTCCGGTATCGGATTCCTGATCCCTTTTTGTGATGATTTAAATAAGGAAATTAGCATGAGAAAACAAAAATAGAATTACGAAACCACCAGCAGTCATCCCTTTTGAGAGTTTGCCGCAAAAAGTTGGTCATGAAAGGCTGCAAGTTATAACCATATTCGGCCATTTTCCTGATAACATAGGGATTAGACCTCTCGTTTACATGGCCAAAGCCGCCCTGTTCCGGGATTGCCCATGAAAGCACTATCAGGCCGCTGCTATACTTGACTAAGTTAGACAGGAAAGTTTCCTCAAATTCAGCCGGGATATGCTCGGCAACTTCAAGGCAAAGAATGGCATGACCGCCTGTAATAAAGTCATGCGGAAATGGTTTGGTCAGGTCATGCTGTAATTGTTTCCCAAAGGAAGTTCCATCAACCCCGATTGCGGAAATGCCCTGCGATAGAAGGTAATCCACATATTTACCCGGGCCGCAGCCAATATCAAAGACTGAATGTGAATTCCGAAAAACCCGGCCAGCCAAAAGTTTAGCCAGTGCCGGGCTGAATTGGTGATTGCTTTCGGCCTCTTTCTGAGACCAGACTCCGGTGGCTTTCATTTCTTGGTGCTTTTGCGGCCCGGTTTCAATTTCTTTGCCTGTGTTGCCTGCACTATATTGGATTGAATATCCATCAGCATCAGGCGGCCGGTTGCAGACTGCACGGTCAGCATTGCCCCCTCAGATACAAGCCTGCGGGTAATGTAATAAGGTAACCCATACTTCTGGGTGAAAGCCCAGATTGTAATGGGCAGGTTGGTTGCCTTTTCAGTAAATTCCATATATTTAAAATTTTTTTTGCAAATTAAATTCAAGTCTTTTTTATTTGCAAAAATATTTTCAACAAATGTCAAAGTTTATCAAAAGAGAGCGGCTGTATCTGGGAGAGGGTATCCGCTTTGGAGTCGGTCGAGGCCGGTTTTTTGTAACTCACATTGCCGATGGGCAGTGCCAAATGGAGTATAACCTGAAAGCCGGAAGCGAGCCGGAAGGAAGTTTTGTTCTACCTGTTCCAATAGCCGAGGAACTACTTCAAGTTGAGGTAGTGGAAAGGATGCTACGGCAGGAGCGTGATAAGGCTCGTTATTGGAAGGACCGGGCAAAAGAGGTCCAGAATCAGGATCAGGACTCCGTTGAAAGGCTGCAACGCCGGGTGATTCAACTGGAAGCTGGAGAAGCGGAAAGCTACGAACTTCTGAACAGGGCAAAGGAAGACATTAAATCGGCGAATAAATTACTGCAGACCGCAATGGCTGAACTTCAAGAATCCGAAGCCGCAGCATTCAAATCCGAAGCCGCAGCATCCAAGTGGCGGATGATTTCCCTTTTTATGCTTGTCGGCAATCTGGTCCTTTTTGGAAGTTTTGCGATTTATTTAAAATTTTTTTTGTAATTCAAAATAATCCCTTTTTCTTTGCGCCATGAGCAGAATAATTTCAGCGAGCATAGACCTCGCAAAAATCGACAAGTCCAAAATTACCGAGGGTAAGAATGGACAGAAGTATTACAGCATCAGCATCTCAGTCAATGATGAGGCTGATAAATTTGGCAACGATGTTGCCATTACTACCGGGCAGTCCAAAGAAGAACGAGATGCCAAAGCCGCAAAAGTTTACATCGGCAATGGCAAGACCGTATGGGCTAGTGAAACTACGGGAGCAAAGCCCGCATCATCAGCCCCAGCAAAGCCCGCAGCCCCGGCAGCAGCGCAAGTTTCAGATGACGACGATTTACCCTTTTAAACATTCAGACATGAAAGATTTAGCAGCAATTCAAATTCAAATTAAAGTCCCGAAGGGGAACTTCAACTCCTTCGGCAAATACAAGTATCGGTCCTGCGAGGACATACTTGAGGTTGCCAAACCAGTATTGGCGAAACATTCAGCCAACCTGATACTTACGGATGAGATAGTTTGCATCGGTGGCCGCTTCTTCATGAAGGCCACCGCCTGCCTGACTATAGGCGAGCAATCCACCTGCGTAAACGGTTATGCAGAACTTGCCGAACACAAAGGAATGTCAGCAGAGCAGGCTACCGGCACAGCATCCAGTTACGCCCGGAAGTATGCTCTGAATGGCTTGTTCCTGATAGACGAAACCGAAGCCGACCCCGATAGCCAGAGCGCAGCCCCGCAGCCAGCCAAAGCCCCGGCGAAAAAGCTGATTAGCGATAAGCAATGGCAGGCTTTAATCGAGCGAGTGAAGTCCGGCGATTCAGCAGCCATTCCCGCAGCGGAGCAGGTCTTCCAGTTGAACGCTGAGCAAGTTGCAGCATTGCAGGCCGCTACCCTTACTGAGTCGCAAAAGCACTCCTACATGGCAGAAGCAGAAGATAACAACGAAATTCCCTTTTAAAGTTATGGAAGATATAGAGATTCTGGAAAAAACATTCAACCAAATGGGCAATCGTTTTTCGCCTCAGCATTTTAATCAAAAAGCTGAAAAAAACGGTTTTACATTTACTTACAGGACCAAAAAAGAAAAATTGGCAATGAAAATCTTTTTTTTAAAAGACCATGCTGTAAGGGATGCAAGAGGAAATTTTTGGGTTAAAAAAAACCAAACCGAAGAAGCTTCTCAAACTTTTAGCGAGGCTTTACCCTTGATGCCCATTGAAGTAAAAATCCTTCAAATTCCTGAAAGTAAATTTAACGAACTGATTTCAAAAATTGACAAGCTTGAACAAAAGCAAAACCGAATATTTGAGATTGCCTCAGATAACACCCTGTATTCATCTGAGGAAGTCCAAAAAATATTGGGTACAAGTCAGAAAACCCTTCAAATCTATCGCGACCGAAAGCAAATTGAATTTATTCAAATCGGAACTGTAGTTAGATACAGCAAAAAAGCAATTGCAGAATTTTTAGAAAGTAACACTGTTAAAGCAATTTAAAGTCATGCCAAGTATCTTTAACATCACCCAACAATTTATCGAGCTGGCCTCTCTTATTGAAGAGGCCGGCGGCGAGCTGACTCCTGAAATGGAGCAGGAACTTACTATCACCCGGGAATCTTTCGCAGCCAAAGCCGAGGGATATGCCAAGGTGATTTTGAAACTGGAATCCGAGGCTGAGGCCGCAGCCGCTGAGATTAAGCGGGTGCAGGCAATCAAGAAGACGAAAGAGAATACAGTCTTGCGCCTGAGAGAAGCCCTGCTGCAAGCACTAATGGTTTTCGGTCAAGAGGATGCCAAAGGAATCCGGCGGCATGAAACCGACCTTTTGAAAATCAGCACCCGGAAAAGCCAGAGTGTTGAGATCACCGATGAAGATGCCCTTCCTGAATTGTTCTGGGTAATCAAGAAAGAAATCAGCAAGTCGGCAATCAGCAATGCGCTGAAGGCCGGTGAAGAGATTGAGGGAGCCGCTTTGAGGGAAAATATTAGTTTGACAATAAGATGAAGCAACTGGCCCGGTTGCCGCAAGGTGCCGGGCCGGTCTTAAAACCAAAGATTTATGAGCAAGTTTGAAATTAAGTTTATTAACCTATCAAGGATTTATCGGAAATTAAATCCTCCGGATATAGTTATGGTGGATTGCAATTCTACATTGCTTTTAAGAAAAGCATTGCAGCAATGTGCAAGATACTTTCAAAGGGAAGGATATTCAGACTGGTTGCATTATGATTTGAATGAATCGAATTTTGTCGGGTTTTTATTTATGGACCGTAACTATTGTCATGCTGTTGGAGGCTGTCTTTTTAGGTTAAGAAAATTTGCGGACATAAATAAGCCTTTTTTTTCAATGCACTGGATATGGTTACATCCGTATGTTAGGAATAAAGGTTTGTTATCAAAACATGTTGATTATTTTAATCAGATATTTGGCTATTGGTATCCTGAATATCCACTTTCAAAAGCAATGCAGGCCTTTGTTGAAAAACATAAATTGATTGCACCAGAAAAAAAATTTTCCGAATCTTTTCTCCCATGCCAACCCCAACTTTAATAATCGGCAAGACCTACGAGGTGGACCACCTGCACAAAGGCCGGATGACGATGCAGATTACCTATCAGGATGCTATCTGGATTAGCGGCTTTGTCATCAGTGAATTTCATGTCAGCGAAAAAGAGCTGACAATCCGGAAGGCGCATTGTAAGGTTGTTGAGGTCGGGGAGGGGTAACGGTTCTCGGCTTTGTGTAGGTGGGGCATTAAAGTACGAAAGTTTCAACCCACCACAAAACTTAATTTAAAAACGAAAGTATGAATTTAGCAGATAACCCCCACTTGCACAAAGCCGATGTTATAAGCCGTTTTTCTAACTATAATGCTTGTGAGTATTCAGTTACTGATGTAGAAAGCGGTGATAGGATAAAGTTTATAGCAGGTGGTTTTGTAATTAGTATTGAAAGTTCAAACGCAGAAAAAGGATATTTAATATGTTTGTACGAGTGTTTTGGGCGAGATGGAATTTCTTTAATAGAAAAAGATAGTAACAAGATTTTAGATAGGATTGAGGACGTCCTTGAAAATGGCTTATAACGGTTTTGGGCTTGGCGAAGGCGGGGATTTTAACCACTAATGCCAATTCGAGAACGAATGTTGAATATAGCAGTAAATGTCGAGCGGAGTACTGCACCGCCACTTTTGCCAAACGTGTGTTGGCAGCAGTGTTTTTTTGATTGTCAAACTTAAAATTAAATACAAATGAAACAAATGGTATCAGTGAGGTCAAACGCCTACTACACACAAGAAGAGGGACAAAAAGAATTTGCCCTTAATCCAATGCTTGAACTTATTATCATTCACACCGATGGTAAGAATTACAAGCTAACTAAAAACGTTATTGAAAGCAGTCCGAAACTTGCGGAAAGCCGTTTAATTGTCAGCCCTGAAATGTTGCAACACCTAATTACTGATTTGCAACTACATCAAAAAAAGCTGGGAGGAATACGCAAAAATGCAGACCAATTAAATTCACTTGTCCGTCATATTACTTCGGATGAAACGGGGTCTTAACATTGCTGCCAACTACTTTATAGTCGCAATCTTTCGCCAACACGACCAAAAAGCGAAACAAAATGGATAACGAAGAATTAGAATTTGAAAACAGAAAGAAAAAAATTGAGGCCTTTAAAGCAGACCTTAAAGCCTTAATGAATAAATATAATTTTGGCAAATATGAAAGTGGTAATTATAACGGTATGGATGAACCCTGCGGAACCGATTATTACTTTACTGTCGATGGCCAAATTTGGTATGCTGAAACTATTGCCGAAATTTTGAATGAAGTTGTCGGTTCTTATTAGCAAAGCACAACAAAAAAAGGGCTGCATTTGCCAAAACGCTGTTATGTGCCGTTTTATATTGGGTAGTATCTGAATTGGAAAATGACTCCAGTAGCGCAACTGGATGAAAAATGTGGGGATGTCAATTTGTGAGTTACGCTGCAAAATGCAGGGAAGAAAATATAGTATCGAAAACTCATTGAGCAGATTGAACGAAACATTGGTGGTTCGAGTCCACCCTACCCAACTAAGTTGTGTGTCTGCAAAATGGCACCTAACGGCTCACAAATAAAAGCAATATGGAAATTAGAGAGAAAATCAATCAGGTCTTACGAGACTGGAAATTGGAAGCAGTAAACACCAATGAAGCAATAGACTCCATATTGCTTTTATTTGGTGTTAGCCCACATATTATTCTTATTCAGCAATGGGAAGAAGACCCTGACGACAAAACAGGTTGGTCAACTTGGGGATGGGAATACGAAAACGGAAATCTATTTGATGAAGTTGGGTATGAACTTGAAGAAGTTTTGGAGGAAGATAAATATGGACATATAACGAAGGCTCGTTTTAAATATGTGGGCTAACTACTTTATAGTCGCATAATTGCGCCAATACGCCAGCAAACCGCAACAAAAAAAGGGCTGCATTTGCAGCCCCTTTTATTTTCCGGCAAGCTAACCGCCATATCCTTCAGAGTAGCCCTCTGAGTAGCTATCGCCCTCTATTAGCTCGCCTGAGTAAAACTTGCGGAAAGGATGCCATTGACACCGGCGAGGCGGTCTCCAGCCTTATACATATCCAGAGGAGCAGTATAAAGACCGAAGTGCAGACCCATGATGAAATCATAGTCTTCATCGCAGCCATTCTCCACAATGCGAAGGTCGGCATTCAAGCCGGGGATGCCGGGCATCGGGATGGTCATGCGATTGATATTGTCAATCTTGCCACCCATGTTGCCGACATACTCATTGTAAGGTATCAGCATGGCTGAACCGGGAGAGAAAATCACCGCATCGTTTTCGGAGTCTCCGAAATCGGTTGCAATGAAGTTGTCTACGAACCAGCGGAATTGAGCAGGGTTATACACCTCAGAAAAGTTTACACCCAATGCAGAGCAGCAGAAGTTGAGGCCGTTGATTTCAACAATGCGCTGAAAGGCACCATAGCCGCCTACGATATGCCATGAACCATCCCAGCCAATCTTTTGCAGATCCTGCTTGAAATTGGTAATTCCGGAAAAAAGAGGACCGCCGCCATTTGCAGCAGATGCCTGAACCTGATAGGAGTTGGTAGTAGCACCGCCCTGATAATCACCAGTGGAAAGTGCGAACTGAGCCAAAAGGTCTTTGTTGATTGAGTCAATCAGACCGGGAGCCTGATACATGAACTCCTGCGCCATTTCCCGGATAGCAACAAAGTTACCGGACTGGTAGGCTGCTTGAAGTGCAGATGCACCAAGAGGGGAGTTTGACCGGGTTACTCCGGCAATTGCCTGAAGGTCGCTGTACTCTTTGCAGAGTGTGCGCACAGTTGATTCTTTTACCTTCCAGCTGATCTGGCGGTAAAGGTCAATGGCAAATTCCTGCTCCAGATATGGATTCTCAACGCCGGGTCCGCAGTCCTTCATATCGGTAGTATCGGCTGCGGTGGTACGCTGCTTGTGAGCGAGGCGAACCGATCTTGAATGACCATCTGAATACGCTTCTTTAATTTGTGGACCTCGAGTCCGATTTTCAGCACTCAAAAGAGCGCCGGTAACACCAGCACGGGTGTTGATCTTTGATTCATCCTGAACGCCTTCAGCTACAAGAGTAGTGAGGACAGCCGGACAAATGTTAGCTGTGTTTACTGACATTTGAATTAATCGTTTGAAAAGCCGGCAAGCAACTTATCATAGTTGCTCGCTGCCAATGTGTTTACATTGGGCTTTTGCGCACCGCCTGCCGGGGTCGGAGGGGTAATTGGTATTGGTCCGCCTGCCCCGCCGTTGCCACCCGGTTGGGCCAGATAATCTTTCAAATGGGTCTGCACTGCCAATGACTTGATGTCATCAAAGTTGGAGACCTCTTTACCTTGAAGGTACAAAGGTACATCTTTTTCGCCTTTCTTGTGAATTTTTGTCTGACCTGAAAGCGGGTCCAGCAAAACTTCTCCCCCGATTGAATCCAGATAGGCATTTACCGCAGCCTTGACAGTTGCGGCTTTGGTCAGCTTTGGGACATTCAGATTCTCGAAGTCATACAGCCGGGCTTCCAGATTCTCGATTAACCTTTGTTTTAAAGTCTGATTTTCAGACTGGAATGGCTGCAAGGCCTTTTCAACTTCGCCCCGGATTCTGCCATCGGCCTCGGCCAATTGCTTTTTCAGTTCTTCCAGTGCAGCTGTGTTGCCGCCTTTGCCTTCGGATTTGGCCTTCTCGGTTGCCTTCTTAATTGCGGTAACCAGATTTTCCTTATACATCTTGCTTCCGGCCATTTCGCTGATTTCGGTGTCGGAAAAGCCCTCGGATTTCAGGAAGTCTTTTAATTCACGGTTGGCATTGTCCGCAAAGGCAGACATCAGCTCGGCTTTGAAGACCTGCTTTGCCCGGTCAGGTTTGTAAAAAACTTCGTGGAATTTGGACTCAAATCCATCAGGCAGGTCCAGCGATATGGTATTCTTTACGATATCGGCGACCTTTTCATTGGTCTGCTCAAATCCGGCGGCCTCGAATAATTCGGCCAGCATCTCTCCTAACTTTTTCATAATTCAGGTTGTTCGGGTGTTTCAGTGGTTTCAGTTTCCGGTGCTTCCAGTGCTTCAGGTGTTTCCTTTTTGGCCCGCTTTGGCTTTGCGGCAAGGCCTCTTTCTTCCATTGCTTTCAGCAGGTCTTCATCAGACAGCTGACTAAGTGCCTTGCGAGGGTCCACCTTTGCAGGAACTGCATCGGTTGAAAAGTCGATAGGCCGAACCAGCTTTTCGTTTTGCTTCCGGGATTGCATTGGCTTGCTGAAGATCAGCATGGCTTGGTCGGTCCTGATTTCTTTCCGGATGCTGGTGTGCATCTGAGTTTCAGGATTGAACTTTACGATTAAGACAGGCACGAATTTTTCGCCCTTCTTTTTGGCCTCTATAATATAGGCCGGGATTGTACTACTCATGGATTGGTATGATTTATTTGACTACTTAATTTGATTTGAAAAGCCGGGTTTCCGGCAAAGGCATAGGTGCGCAGGTGCTTCTGTGCATCCATTGCGAGTTGGTGGTCAAGTCCATTGGTCTGCACTGCCATCAGGTCCACAAGTTTTGCAGCCCCGGACTTACTGAGGCCGTAACAGTGAGTAAGCCAGTAGCCATATCCCTGCACCAGCCCGGTGGCCGGGTGTACTACTTTCTTTTCGATTGGCACCTGCCTGTAATTGTAGCAGCAGAAATTCAGGAACTCAAATTCAGGCATTGCGGTCCAGTTGGCAAGTATGGCTTCCAGTTTTGGAAGGTCAAACCTGCAATCATCTTCCAGAATTAAGGCCATGCCGATTTCGGATTGCGCAATCTCCTTCCAGATGATATAGTGGCTTGCATAGCAACCGATTTCGGACTGAGAAAGCCGGTTCTTTCGCTTGCTGTCATCCACCTTCTGAGGTACCCATTTTCCGGTATTGGCCTGCACCCTTTCAGGCTTATTGCCGTGCCTGTCGGTCAGGCCTACCTTATCGAAATATCGCTGCATCAGGATATGGCGGGCCGTTGCAGTTTTTGCGTTTATCCAGTAAATCCGGTCGAATGGCATTTGCAACATTGTTGCAAAAATAGTTGGTAATTCCGAAACCTGCAAGGGGGGGGATTACTTGCCGTCCTGCTGAATCTGGTAAGGCTCAGTCCTGAATATTTTGGTCGTAATCCCGGCCCAAACAGAAAGCACATTCCCTAAAATCAGGACCAAAGTGCTGTCGTTATTCCCGAGTTTCTCAACCCGATACAGGTAGCCAACGAGGACTATTAGGCCAATCAGAATACCAGTTACCAAAGTGAAGGCATAGACCTGCATTCGCTTGGTATAGGTGCCGTGCTGACCTCTGAGGCTCATAGGCCCGGGATAAGACCCTTCAATAAGCCGCCGATAAAGCGGCCTGTATTCTCCCGCCTGCTGGCTTTGTCCAACTTGCTCTGGATTATGCTATCCTGCCGAATGACAATGCGAGCCAACTCCAGATTCTGGCGTTTCAGGCTGTCAATTTGGTGTCGGATGTATTCGGTTTCATCCGCCAGCGCAAGGATATGACCGTTTTGGATGCTGTCATGCGGGGAGACCTCAACTCCGCCTCTGCCTTCGTAGTAATCGCAGGATGCCAGAGCAAAAGCTGCAATCAGGAATATTGTATTCTTCATATTGTAAAAAGTTCGCGTAAAAATTTCCAGACTTTCTGCCAGAAGGTAAGCCGTTTATCTCGCTTCAATTCAGCCTGAATAAGCGGCTCGATATTGGTCTCCCATTCAGGTTTCTCCATATCCCTCAGCCTCTTAATGGTGTCCAGTGCTGCATTCATAGCCCGCCACAGGAGCAAGATAAGCCAGCCATGCAGAAAGAGCCAGAATTCAAATGGACCCATATAGGCCTGAAAGTCGAATAAAAGAACCGAAGGCCGAATCAGACCCCAATAGGTAATCTGGTCGGCAATGCAATGGTAGGTGTCCTGCTTGATATTGCAGATAAATTGCTGAATCACTTTTGCCAAAGAGTAGGTGTTGGTAGGGAGTTGTCTGAATCGACATGAATCCATGTCCTGTAAACTCCTATGCGCTGAAAGCCAGCATCTATGCAGGCCTTCAATATCTTGAATTTATTAGGTCCATCCGGCGCATGAATATCAGCCGCAAGGCCTCTGGTGTGCGGGCTATTGGATGCCCCGCCGACCTTTGCATTATGCGCCTTTGTCCTATACCCGGAGTTAATTCTGAACGGAACCCCGGCCAATTCTCTGGCCCGGTCCAGCCTTTCCAGAAAGTCTTCATTCATGTTGCTGCCAGATCCGGGAAGGTCCGGGCTGTCAAACTCTTTTAGTTGAAAGTGCTTTAGCGGCATGACTTGCAGGCAATGTTTTCTACAACCGTAAATTCGAGGGTGTAAAAGTAGGTGTCTAAATTGACTTGTGAAAGGCCAAAAAAGTTTTGCCCTATATCGGATTGCTGCCAGCTTTCCGAAGACCAATCAAAGCCTTTCAGGTCGTTAATGATACCCAGTATAGTAGCAGAAATGTCGGTCTTACTCGCAGCGGCAAGGGTGTAATTGGTAACCTTCCTTTTTGCGGCCCAGTTGCCAAAGCCATCAGCATCTTTTTCAGCGGTGTTCTTCACCCAAAAGATTACTCCTTCTTGCAGGTTATTTACTGCACATGGCTTGAGATTTTCATCCACATAAACCACGCCCGGAAGGTTGTCATTCCGGACCTGCCGACCTTCGCCGTAGATATGGATGTATGGCAGTTGAATTGCCAGTTGGGTTTTGAGTAGGTCTATCATTTCTGCTTCATTATGGTCTGGAATCGTTTTATGACCTGACTAAGTCCGAGTTTTTCCTCACCTTTTGTCGGGCCAAAGATAGGACCAAAAAGTTTTTCATTGTAACCCGCTATTTTGGCCTGTTCTCCGGAGATGAAACCTGCACCCCATCCTTCTTCAGTCGGCACAGGTTGCCAACTGCCCCACATCTTGCCGCTATAATTCAGGTCAATATGGCTGGTCTGACGGCCTTTCTTTTGCCGTTGTTCGCCCCATGCCTTTGAGTAGGCACCTTTTTTCTCCCGACTGCGGCTTTCCATCCTGCCGCCGGATTGGTCCTTTCCTTCATTTTCGATTCGCCTCTTTATTTCTCCGGCAACCACAATAGAGGCCTGCCGCATCACTGAAGGGTCTGAGGCCTCTCGGATATTGCGGAGTTGAGCCAGAGCGAAGTCGGAAAAGGACTTGTAAACCATGCAACAAAAATAATTTAAAAAATATTGAAAGTTTTTTTGGTAATTAAAAAAAGACCTTTTTACTTTGCATCACCAAGTTTTAAAAAAGTTCAAATGAAAACAAATTCCAATTCAAACTTCATCTGGGGTATCAATTACCTGATGAAATCAAAGCAAGATGTCAGCATCAACTGCCTGACCGAAGATTTATCTTTAATTCAAGAACTGGTCTATGTCGGCGGCGGTTCAATCGCCATCCAGACGGCCAGAGAATCCGGCACTGACTATCAATTTGTCTACCAGTTGAATGTCGGGCCGCTATCTCTTACCATCAGGTGTCTAATCGAAGTATCACATTACCACCTGCAATTAGCAGCATGGGGAAACCGGTATCAGATGTTTGCCCCGGAAACCAAATTGACAATTATTGACAACTCTTATTTCGTTTAGGATGGAAAAGCTAAAGTTCATCATTACCGAGGCTGCTAAAGCCTTTTACCTTTACGCCCTTATACCGGCAAGCATTATGTTTTTCATCTTCTATCTTGCACAACAGGCATGGTCTCTATTACACTAACCAGTTGCGGCAGGCATGACCTGCTGACTGAAACGCTGCGCAGCCTGAACAATAGTTGGGACGGCCCAGATTGCGACCTGCTGATTTATGAGGATGCAGACCTGACAGAGAAGGAAGAAGCCAAGTTGCTAACCCTTTGCGAAATGGCAGCCCCTCGGTTTCAGATTACCCTGCTATCGGGCAAGGTCGGGCAGATTGCCGCCATCGATGCACTTTACAGCCTCGTGAAAACCCCGCTAATCTTCCATTGTGAAGATGATTGGTTCTTTTACGGCACCGGGTATTATGCAGCGAGTAAAAGTATCTTAGATGCCGTACCAAATTGCAGCATGGTTTGGATCAGAGCGCAGAATGACCGCAATGGTCATCCGGCAACCGGGCCAATCAGAATGACCCTGAGCCGCATCCGGTTTCAGCGCATGAGCGACAAGCACGGCGGCGGCGCATGGTGCGGGTTTAGCTTCAATCCCGGCCTCAGAAGGTTGGCAGATTACCAGCGCATCTTTCCGAAAGGATATGCAGCGGTGGCACCCTTCAATCCGGCAACGCCTTGGACCGCTGAATCTGCGGTCGGCAAGATTTACAAAAAGGCCGGAATGTCGGCATTTACCCTTTTAAATGGATATGTACGCCACACAGGTCATGGAAGGCACATTTAGCAGGGAAGAAATTATTGCGGTCCTTCTCAGGAAGAAAAGAACCGCTGAAATAAAGGCTCAATCTATCCGGCGCAAGTCCAGATACGAATGGGAGTCTTCTTTCTATGCCTCAGTTATTTCCCTGATTGGCATCCCGGAAGAGGAAATGTCGATTAACCCGATGCGCAATAGGCCGATTATTGACCTGCCTATTTCGATCAGGTTGTATAACATCTTGAAAAAAAACCTCGGCAATGGCAGCGACAAAGTATTGTTCCGGGAGATTGAGAAATTGAGCCTGCACCAAATCCGGCAATGGCTTAATTTTGGCAAGACAACTGAAAGAGAGTTAATCGACCTCTGTGAAATGGCAGGGGTAAAATTGAAGAACTAACCATGCAAATATTCACCCGCACCCACTCAGACAGCCAGCTATACCCGCTTGCTGCATCACTTTGGCCGGAAGGCATTGCCCGGCATCCTCTTGAATTCAACGGCTTTGAAGGTGCCGCTGACTTTCTCTGGGAGGTCATCAACACAGCAGAAGGGTATGCGCTTATTTGCGATGAGGATTGCTTCATCTACGACTGGTCCAGAATCGAAAAGATGCTGACCTATCTGGAGACAGGCAGCAAGGCGGTTCTGGCAATTGCGGACGGCGGTGTTACTGAACACCGGGCCGGCT